TGGATAAGAGGATTTGGCTGACCTGGGCGCTCATGCCCGAGTACGAGTTCGAGGGCGAGACCGTCCCCACGCACTGGGAGTGCGTCGCCACCTGCCGAGCCACCAACAAACAGGAGTACGGCCTGCTTATGCACAACACGACTTGGGACACTGACGGAGGCGTGCCTGAATTGACGGACCGGGAGATCAAGCAGCTCAACGAGGCTTTCGAAGAAACCTGGAATAAGATGGACCTAGAGTGGGTTGTACCAGTAGACTACCAGGAGAAGAACGATGGCTAGTATGGAAGAGCACCCAGTCCTAGGTGTGTTGAGGGACATGCAGGAATTGGTTGCGTCCAAAGCGGCCGACTATGCAGACAGCGATGACGTGTATTCGAACTTCACAGGGGCTGCCCAGAGTTCAAACGTCACGGTGGAGCAGACGTTCCAAGTCCTGATAGGTGTCAAAATAGAGCGGCTCCGCCAGCTCACTTCCGGCAAGGAACCTAACCATGAGGGCATCGAGGACACACTCCTCGACTTGGCGAACTACGCTGCCCTCTGGTTGGGGTACCGTCGCCAGGAGCAGACCGACATGATCAGGCTCGTCGATGGTCAGCTACAGTTGCCTGTTGACAAAACGGTCATGGAGTGGTATACTGACGACGATCCGATTCAAGGGGTACCCATTTGACCTACGACGAGGTATACTCGTATGACCCGCCTATCATCCTGACTGAGGATGATGGCGACAACTTCTGGCACGTCTACATCGAAGGGCAGCTAGTCGGCATTGCGTATTCGAAGGACGAGGCAGAGCAGATTGCCGAGGAGGCCTTCGACGCTATCGTCGGTGGCGACGTAGAAGAAAGCGGTGGCTGAGACCAAGACGTCCCGCTCAGGTAAGATCAAGGCCCAGACGTTCAAGGTCGTTCGCGACCTACCGGACGTTTACCTTCCCCCACCTCCTGCCAAGAAGGGCACTGGGGCGTGGAAGGTCTGGGCCAAAGAGTCTTTCCTGGAACTCCTCAGACAGGGGTTCTCTATTCAAGGCGCTGTGGATTTCCTCGGCGTCTCTCGTGGTTGGTGGGAGAAGAACGCTGACCGTGACAAGGACTGGGCCACCAAGGCCCGTGCAATACGTTCAGGCGAGGACCCTGACAGGGGTGAGGACGGCCGTGACTGGCCCGATATCTCATGGATGACCTACGAGCAGTTCTCGTGGGAGTACCTGGGGCTGAAGGTCTTCCCTCACCAGCAGCCTATTGTGGATGCCATCCAGGACCCGCAGGTCAACAAGCTGATTGTGAACGGCTTCCCTGAGTCGGGCAAGTCGACGCATGCGTCACTTGGCTACGTACTGTACAAGCTGTGCTTGAACCCTGACGCACGTATCGCTATCGTGTCGAAGTCCACGGACAAGGCTCGAGACCTGTTGCGTCGTGTGAAGAGGTACATGACTGAGGAGCATTTGTATGACGACACCGAACGGAACCTCATCGAAGACTTCAAGGGGTTCAAGCCGGACTCGCATTCCGCACACCGCTGGGACGCAGATCAGATTACCATACGCCAGAGACGTTCAGGTGAAAGAGACCCATCTATCCAGGCACTTGGAATTGGTGCTCAGATATACGGATCACGTCTCGATCTACTCCTCCTCGATGACGCACTCACACTCGAAAACCAACTGACCGAAAACAGGAGGAATGGCCTTGACTCATGGTTCCTACAGGAGGCTAGCTCACGCGCCCACAAGGGTGAAATTATTGTCGTTGGGACTAGGGTCCACCCGCAGGATAACTTCCGAAGCTGGAAAGACGCCTGGGCGGAGGACCCTCATGCCGCCTTCGTGGACATCCCAGCCATCATTATCAATGAAGATGGGGAAGAGGAGACTACGTGGCCAGACTACTGGCCTCTCGATGGTCAAATGGTCTGGGATGAGTTTAACGGTATCGAACGCTATCAGAAGGGAATGCGTGACATCCGCAGGGAGATGGAGTCTCTGGGGGTATGGCGCTGGAAGCTCGTCTACCAGCAGGAAGACGTAGGTTCAGACGCCACCGTATTCTCACAGGACATGATTGATCGTGCGCTGGAGCTCGGTTCTACGCGCATGCTAGGACAAGTGGAGCCACATGAGATTCTCATCCTTGGAATTGACCCCGCACTCACAGGCAGAGCTGCCTCAGTACTACTCGCATACGATCCACGAACTCGCGTTCGAACAGTCGTTGACCTCCTCGTCACAGACCAACTCGGAGCGACAGGAATCAGAGAGAAGCTCATGTACTACTTCTGGGAGAAGTACAGACCACAGCGGACCCTCATCGAAGTCAACTATGCCCCGACGCTTATGGGGGATGAAGTGGTCAAGTCTCGAGCCATTGCTGCTAAAACTGTCCTCTTGCCACATAAGACATTCGGCAAGGGCCGAAAGAGGGGCTCGATAAACGATGAGGAGTACGGCATCGCTGCTGTGGCCCCACTCATCGCGGGTGGCATGTACTGCTTCCCGTCAGCTACCCCAGCAGACCGCAAGAAACTAGAGCCGCTGATCTCTGACATGCAGGCCTTCCCCTTCTCCGATACCAAGGATGCCCTGGTAGGGCTGTGGATCGCAGAGGGCGAAGTGAGTGTCGTGTCAGCAGCCGCTCCAGACATTGAAGACGTGATCAACAGGCGCAACCTTCCTCCCGGCATAGCCAGACGGCTACGGCGCGGAAGGGGTTGACATCTAGGAGCATTTGTGCTATCATGGCTGAAGGCAAACACCTTTTCATAATGATCGCTCCCGAATCCTTTCTCTACGCACTAGAGCGGGTGGAGGCGGGCGAAACAGCCATAGCTGTGATGCAAGAATGTCTTGACGTTGCATACGCTACCACGGAGGAAGACAAAGAGTGAGTATACTCGAAACCCTGGCTACGAGCAGCCCCGAAGTATCGCATTTTCAGAAGCAGGCTGTCGATAAGTCATACTCAGGGAACGAGGTTAAGCTGGCTGATTCGTCTGACTGGACCCGCAGGGACCTCCTCATACAGGCCCATCAGGCGTGGAAGGACCGTGTAGACTCGGTCACGAAGATCATCAATGGCGATTGGTACCGTGTGTGGCCTGACCTCACCCGTGAACCGCTCGCTCCTACTGTCGCTAACACCATCGAAATGGGTGTCACCCACTTCGCTAGTATTGGCGGCTCTATGGTACCATCCATTAGGGTTCCCGTACCCCATATGGAGAGTGGGCCGGAAGGCGCGCGAGGCGCCGCCAAGCGTGAACGCAGGTTGAGGGAGATCGAAGGGGCCTCCAACATCCACAAGCTGCTAGCGCAATGGTTCGGGGACTACTCGGGTACCGGAGCCGCCGCCGCTTTCATATGGGCAGACTTCTCCCTACCTCCTGAGGAGCGTAGCCCTACCGTCCATAGGCTCGATCCGCGCCACTACTTCCCCGTGGTCAGCCCACAGGGTGACGTAGTAGAGTGCTTGGTCGCCCGCAAGATTCACCTGTATGAGCTCGAGCGTATCGCGCCCGAGATCAGAGAGCATATGAACGAGGATAGCATCGTTGAGGAGTGGTACTGGTTCGAAGTGGACCGTCTCCGCCACATGATCGTCGATGTCTCCCCGAAGGGTAGGACCAACGGCAAGGGCTGGGTCCTCACTGACGTACCTAACGAGATGGGCGCTGTGCCTGTCGTAGAGATTACTCGCCCCACCTTCGATGGTGAGAGGCGGGGTATGCACGACCAGACGATTCACATCATGCGAGTGCAGCATCACCTCATGGCTCTGACCATCGAACGGACTGAGGAAGAGGTCTACCCGGCTGTAGCTGGCTACGACGTGGAGGGGATCGACAAGTTCGGTCCTGGTGCCACGATGACGTACCGCTCTGCTGACGCTAAGATCGACCGCTTCGGCCCGCAGTCACACTTCGATGTGAAGGACCTCATCCAGAGACTGGAGAATCAGGCCAGATTCCAGTCTGTGTACCCGCAGCAGCTCACCGGTGAACCCGGTGCGTCGATTGCTTCTGGCCGAGCAATCGCGGCTTCTCAGGGTGCCCTGGATGCGCGTCTCGCACAGGCCCATAGGGACTTTGAGTGGTTCCTGGAGCGTGTCAATGACCGTGCTCTTCGCGTAGATGAGCATTACTGTTTCGGTTCCAAGACCATCTATGGAGATAATCATGACCGCAAGAAGCCAGAACTCTTTGACTCCGCCAGAGATGTCAACGGAGCCTACGAAGTCAACAGAAGTTACGGACTCGGGGCAGGTAGTGACCCTACCAACCGCGAAACCAGGCTGCAAATGCACCTGCAATCCGGCCTCATCTCCAAAAAGCGGGCCCGAGAAGAGCTCGACTTCCTAGACGAGGAAGACGAGGAAGAGAAGCAGACCCAGAAAGAGCAGATGATTATGGCTGTCTCTCAGGGTATTCTAGCCATGGCAGGCCAGGGAGACACACAGTCAGCACTCATCTACTTCGATCTGCTGAACAACCCTGACCTCACGATGGAGGAGGTCCTTATCAAGTTCCATGAAGAGCAACAGAAGCTCGCTCAAGAGGCTCAAGCAGCGGCTGCCCAAGGACCCCCAGGACAGGGCGGAGGCGATCCGTTTGCTGCGGTCTCAGGAGCAGAGTCCTTGGCTAGAGGGGGGATTCCTGGAAATGCTGAGGGCCTACCGGCGTCAGCGGCGCTACCGTCGCTCCCTGGCATCATGGGTGAGGGCGCGCCAGCGCAGGTCATCTAATGGTACACGCAGCAGTTGACACATACGCTAGGAACCATGTTCTCACCGTAGTGACAAGTCAGCATCACGAGATGCTTCATGAGGGGAAGTTCTGGCAGGTCTCTGGTCAGACTACCTTGGGCTCTGGAGCCAGTTATGACCTACTCATTCAGGTGGGTTCCATCCCGCTACACCTGCACAAGGACACCATCGCAAGCCTTTCGCTTGACCTGCTCCTGTACGAGGGCACGACGTTCTCGGCTGCAGGCACGGCTGTCACCCCGGTGAACCCGCGGAGGGTGGCACATTCGATTACCCACGTCTCGACGTGGACACATACACCTACAGTTACGGATGTGGGGACACTCCTCTATACGAGGTCTCTGGCTGTAGATCGTCAGGCAGGAGACGCTGCCGGGATTGGGCACGAGTTCATCCTCGCAGCGAACACGGACTATCTGCTTCGAGCCACATCGAACGCAGTCAACAACGATGTGGGCTGGAACCACATCTTCTCAGAGCAGGTACTAGACTCATGATTGAACTTCTTCTCGTAGCCATCCTGATCACCCTCCTGGCACCATATGTCAGGCAGTGGTACTTGACTCGTGAACGCAAGAAAGAGCTGGTCATCCGTGAGGCCCAGCGAAGGAGCCGCCAGTAATGCCCACAGCAGACGAAATCAGCCGGTCCATCGAACCTGGGTCCCTCGAGTACGGGGACCGCCAGGTCGTATCAGACAGGCTGTCTCAGATCAGCGCCCAGGCACAGCCTCAGGGCCCCTCGATTGCGCCACCCGTAGGTCCAGCCGCAGGCGGGGCAGACGCCAAGCTGGCAGGTGGCCCGGTGAGCGACAAGCCCGTTACCTCAGGACTCTCTGTGGGACCGGGCGCCGGGCCCGAGTCGGCCATCGACCCAGCTCAGAGCGCCGAAGCAGAGAAGTACAGGACCATAGCAGCTAACGCACGTAACCCTTACCTGCGCCACTTGGCGCGTAATGCCCTTAGAGCCCTAATCAATAGGAGCGCCTAGTGCCCATTATGGACTCCCTCCTCCCCGAGGAGGACCTACAAGCCTACAAGTCTACCCGCGAGAAGACTCTTTCCCCCGAACTCCAAGGCCTAGTCGAAGAGAAGCCGGACTGGCGAGAGTCTCTTGAGGTCATGAAGTACCAGAAGTTCTCTACGAACCTGGACCTTTCTACCACGCTGTCCATGTCCATGTTCGATAGGGACAAGGGCCGCGCTGCTGATCGTCGTTTCAGTGACGATCTCGATGTACACTACCTCAAGCCGGACGGTACGTTCAATCAGACCAAGTGGAATGAGGACCAGTTCGTCATCTCGTTCGAGAAGGCGTACTATGACAGCAAGGGCGAAGTCCCTGTGGAGTTCTTCCTCGATCATTCGGAAGACCTCGAGCTGTTGGGTGGGGACTTCGCTGCAGCAGCGAAGCAGCTTCACCGCCGTTCTCTCATTGAGGCACACCGCCTGGAAGTGAAGGACTTCGAGACCGCCAGGTTCCACCAGGACGTGGACTTCATCTCTGAGTGGCAGGAGGTCGGCAACCAGGAGGCCCTGGTAGCTTGGACCAACATTGACAACATCATCAACTCCTTCGGAGAGGACTGGGAACGGGGCCAGCAGGCCCTCGACGAGCACGTAGGTGGTATGAACTACCGCGAGCTGTACGACATGCGCGAGGTGCACGAGGTTGAGACCCCCATTAAGCGTGGGTTCGAGTACACTGTAGAGGAGACCATCCGCAACGGTGACGAGTTCCTTACCCGTGCCCCCGGTGATCGAGCTGAGGAAGGCGACGTGCGTGTGACCTCACGCCGCAAGGGTTATGAAGAGCTCTCAGGCAGGCGGGGTGACATGGCCCTGATGGGTCAGGTCATGCAGGAGACCCTTGGTACGCCGATGGGTTGGGTCGCTGGCGGCCTTGGCTGGGGTATCGACACCTTCACCAACGAGCTCAGGCTCCCCGAACTCATCCAAAGCTATGGCAGCGGAGAGCGCGAAATCTCCCGGCAGGAAGCCGTGCAGATGATGGAGGACGAGGCCGGTATGGACCTGGACGCATTCATTGTGACCTCCGGTTTCGCGGGTGCTCAACAGCTCTGGCAGAACATGCCATCCATTGACCCTACGGTCCACACCATGTATATGAACATGGCGGGTGGGGACACGCAGCTTGCGGCTGACATGTTCATCGACGCTGCTCTCTTCAACGAAGAGAATATGGCCAATGCCAAGAAGCAGCAGGCCGTCTACAACTCCAAGATGGAATACCAGATCAAGGAACTCGAGGACGAGAACTTCACCACAGGTGACGCTCTCCTCAACGTCATTGCTGCATGGGGCGAGGCCTTGGAGTTCGCCGCCACTGCTGTGACTATCGGCCTCGAGGGTATCCTCACCGGTGACGCAGCCGCAGCCATCCCAGACTCACAGTTCTGGCAGGACGTGCGTGACGCCGAGACCCCCGCTGGGGTACTGGGCCTGGAAGGCACGCTGGTCGGGCTCATGCTTGACCTCGGCGCCACCATGGCTATCGACCCCACCACCTACATCTTCGGTCCGAAGCTGGCCGCTGGTGGCCGTGCCGGTATCGGCTCTGTTGACGACGCTGTCCGTGTGGCCAGGAACCAGCAGTCCCGTATGATCCGCAAGGAAGTCATCCAGGTAGGCCGTGGCGTCTCTGAGAACTCGCTCGGCTACTCCGCTGTCATGGAGAACATGGCAGCTACCGGTAGTGCTGAGACCTACATGGCAGCTACCCGTGGACACATCCGCCCCATCGCTAGTCAACGCCCGTACCTCCGCACACCTGTAGCTAACGCCGTGGACGACGTCTCGTACAGCATCCTCGCTGACATGATGGACGACCTGGGGATGGACGGTACTGTCCTTAGGGAAGCCATGGAGAGGGTGAAGAAGAACGGCCCCAACCCTGTCGTGGTGGGAGTCAACCCGCACAACGGTGCGACAGAGATCATCTCGGGCGGAGATGACGCAGCGGCCATCAGGGCCCTGGGTCATGACGCCATGCCTATGACTATCGTCCGTGACGACACTATTGGCCTCGTGCTCTCTAAGAACACAGACGACTGGGCCACCCGCCTCGGTGTGGTGGACGGTCAAATCCCTACCTCGCAGCTTGAGGACCTCCTCCGCTACGACTTCCGACAGAAGAAGCCCACGAAGGGTCCCCTCGGGAAAGAGCTCGATAACTCTGCCGTGGAAGCCAGGAAAATCATGGAAGAGGACTGGGAGCTGTCACGGAACATCAAGGCTGAGATCGGTGATGCCGGTGCAGCCAAGATCGCACGTACCTACTCGATGGGCCACGCTCGGGCAGAGCGCCTTGCCAACATGATCAAGAACCCTGAGTGGAAGCCTGCCGGGTTCACCCCCGAAGGTGCCCAGCAGGCAGCCCTCGTCAAGGACGTCGGTGAGAACGGTGTGAACAAGGCTATCGCCATCGCTGTCGATCCTGACACCGGTGCCGTCACAGTCATCAACGGTAACCACCGCGTCTCCGCAGCACTGGATGCTGGCGTAGAGAGCGTACCTGTGACCGTCTCGTTCAAGAGGAAGCTGGCCGATGTGCCTGGCCTCGAGGGACGAGCCGCTCCCAAGGCCCCCAAGATTCTAGATGACCTGCCCATGAGGACAGACGACTTCGCACACACAGAAGAGTGGGCGAAGGGCCTGGGCTTCGACGACGCTGTGGATGTAGATGGTGCCCAGCACCTCCGCCCCCGCCGCGTGTTGGGTGACGACATATATGACGACGTGATCCCTGAGGTCCTCGAGCAGATCGAGATAGACCACTACCTGGCAGGTGGTGATCCCATCGGTGGTCAGCGTACTGTCGTGGGTGTGTCCGCCTCACAGCACATGGGAGACCTGCTCCGCAACAGCGAGAGCAAGTTCCTCGCCAAGCTGGGCGAGTTCGTCACCCCCATCAACTCGAACTTCCACTTCGCCTTCAACGGTACGGGCGCCATGGACCAGATCAACCAGTTCGGTCACCGTCTCTACGGTGCAGCCCGCGACCACATCGGCTTCGAGCCGTTCCAGGCCCGCATCCTGGACTTCTACAAGACTCGCGGACTCACGCAGCTCAAGGCCAACAAGCTTACCAGTGAGGTGGCCAAGGTCAGGGCAAGGCACACCGCAGTGCAGAACTCTGTGGCCCGCTTTGAGGAGTTGCTTGCACAGGCGAGTAAGGAAACCAAGCCCCGCCTTCAGGCTGCACACAAGATCGTCAGCGAGAACTTCGCCAAGCTGGACATCGAGCTGGACGAGCTCAGAGCTGCCCAGACGAAGGTCCAGGGTGAGCTGCTCGAGAACACTACACTCGTCGAGATCATGGACGACATGATGCTTGACTACAACAAGCGCCACATCGCTACCAACCCTAAGTGGGCGAAGTATGTCAACGAGGAAGGCATCGTACCTTGGGAGCAAATCTCTGACCTGACGATGGGTGACGGTGGCCGCTTCAGGGCAGTCCTCGAGAACGCCCAGGCCTCCGGCATGTCAGCCGAGCAGGTCGCTAAGGGTGAGGCAGGCTACCTCCCACCGGAGGCTGCGAAGATCATTGACGACGCCATCGAGGCAGGCATACCTGTCCAGTCCTTTGTGTCCGACGCTCTCGGTGTACTCAACTCCCCGTCCTACTGGAACGCTCCGGCCTCACCGCTGGAGATGATGACAGCCGCTGCCGGGGGCCCCAGTGCTGCACGTAGGGTGACGCACGCACTCCGAGCACAGCAAGTGATGGAAGTCGCTCGCAACGCTCAGATGTACTGGGCCCTTGATAAGGTGCTCACGCCGAAGACCGCCATCGTGGTGTCCTTGGATGAGCTTACACGCATCGGGCATTTGGGCGGTACTAAGTCTGTGCTCCAGCTCATGGAGGACAAGGCTATCTCTCTGGCCAAGCACACAGGTCAGTACAACAGGATGCCTCAGCGGTGGAAGAACCGGCTGGTTGCTCTCGAAGAGTACCCGACCTTCTTCCGTCAGCTTGAGCGCTCCTTCCTCGAGACGAACGGCTACGGCTTCGACGTCATCGAGTACAAGCCAGGCCCGAAGGCCGCCCAGTACTATGAGGCAGCCCAGCGTACTACCGGTCAGCTCTTGACCGACCGCGGGTTCCAGCAGTTCATGAAGGGCGAAGACTCCTTCCGCCAGTGGTTCGACGAGAGCACTGAGGCATCTAAGGTCAGGGACATGGAGTTCCTCGACCCAGCAGCCAAGGGTGTCCGCACAGGCATGACCGCTGACATGGCCTACGGTTACTACAACGCCATGTTTGAGCGGTGGGCACTGTCCGGCATCAAGAAGGGCAAGCTCGGTGAAGCACGCAAGCTGTGGAAGGAAGCTGCTGAGAGGCAGGCCACTAAGGCATCTACCGCAGGTGGTCCTGTCCACCTCCCCGACTGGGTCCTCGAAGGCTACGGCTCCGTGACCGGTAACGTCGCGGCCCCCAAGGCTGGCATGGGTGCCTTCAACATGGTGTCCGACGCACTCTTCCAACAGCCCGTCAACTACCGCCGAGGCTTCATGGCCGAGTGGGTGAGGAAGTCCGAGAGGGCTCGCCTCGCGAAGCTCTACAAGAGCCAGGGCAAGCAGGTCATGTCGGACGTAGAGGTCAAGGCTCTTATCAAGAGGCAGTACCCTACGTGGTCTGACCAGATGGTCAACGGGCGCCTGCCCTCCATGAGGAAGGAACTCTTCGAACGTCAGGGTGTCATCACCCAGTCGCACATGGACAACCTGGTTGAGACCAAGGTGATCTCCGAGATGGAGAACGCCCTGTACTCGTTCCAGATGAACTCCCGTGGTGGGAAGGCAGCCAAGGCTGTGGCCCCATTCGGTAAGCCTTGGGCTGACATGATGGGCTTCTGGGGACGCGAGGTCCTCAGCACACCTAACCTTCGTGGCTGGGTGAACCAGGCCAACTACTTCAACATGGACCAGATCGCGAAGGGTATGGCTGATGCCATGCCTTTCAACCCTAAGGCTGGCGCCTTCATCTCTCGCATCGCGGCGACGGACTTCGAGCTGGACCGCATCCAGGACGACCCGCTCGTCGGTGGCATAGCGAAGGGTGTTGGCCTCGAGTCCTTGGACGTGGGCCCTGCCCTCTTCCTCCCGCACGAGGGGGCCAACCCATTCGGCGTCTTGCTGCCTGGCCTCGGGGTTATCCCCGTGGGCGCACTGCAGTACGCCTTCAACCACCTTTCACCTGACCCCGTAGACGACCCACTAGCCTACCAGGCCTGGATCGACGAGTGGTCACAGTTCATGCCGGGCATCGGTAACAGCCAGGGACTGGACCCCGTCAAGGGTGTCATGAACCTGGTCCTCGGTGGCGGTACGGCTAACAAGACCGCGACTGGTATCAGTGCAGCCAACTCAATCCTGGGCGACACACAGCCAGAACAGCAGCCCATCAACGGTAGCTGGGCCGGACGTATAGAATCCAACCGCTACGTGAAGAGCATCTTCACCGATGTGGACATCTGGGAAGAGTTCGCTGACCTCCCCACGGACCTGACCGCGGAGGGCTTTACTGCCTGGCTCGACTCCAAGCTAGTCGAGGTTGTGGACAGCGCTCAGAGCAGGCAGGCGTGGAAGCAGATTCAGCAGCTCGGTACACAGTTCGCTGTACCCGTGAAGGCTGACTTCGGCCGCGCCAACGACCAGCTCGACTCCCAGTGGATCAAGGGCATCGAGTACATGGAGCTGGACCTTCCCGCCTACATCAACCCAAACACAGAGCAGGGCAAGAGGCAGGCCGCTGACTGGGCCCGCACACGATTCTTCGCCCTCCCTGACTGGGAGCGTGACGCCATCGTCGCAGGCAACCCAGGCATGGCTGTCAACCTAGTGTCAATGTGGGAGTGGACAGACGCCGCTAAGAACCAGAACAGGATGGTCAGCCAGACCGACGTGCCTTACCGCTCAGGCGGTTCAAGCGCAGACCTGGCCAGGCACGAGACGTACCAACAGCTCGGCTACATTCAGCCTGTGACCCCGCATGCTCTGGCGACGAACATCGTCGGTACTATCATGAACGCCAAGGCGCAGACTGCGAGACAGCTCTACTCAGAGACTGTCTCTGGTGTCAACGACCAGCGGTGGGAACACAACGTCTCAGACGAGTGGAAGGCCTGGCTGGAGGAAGCAGCCCCCGCCCTCATTGAGGAAGGCGAGCTGCCCTACCGTACTGCCCGCGAGCTGTGGGAGAACTACCCGAAGCTCAAGCAGGTGTACGATACGCTCTTCCCACCAGAGGAAGGCGAGACAGGATTCACCCTGCCACAGAAGCAGCAGGCTTGGAGTGTCGAGATGCCGTCTGATAGCGAGGGCCTCCGCGAGGCGTTCGAAGACGGGTACCCCATCCCAAAGATGACACCAGAGATGGTGAAGATGGCGAAGGGACTTGGCATCAAGCTCGAGCGCCCCGCCTTCCTCGAGGGTCGAGACAAGCCCCTGGAGGTAGCGGAAATCTACCACGCTGTGGCGAACGCTCTGGCCAACGAGTACCTTGAGAACCCGATCTACGCCCACGTGGCGCCAGGGTACAAGGCTTGGAACGCTCCCCGCTCCGCTGGGGCTCAGGCTACGCAGGAGTTCTTCGGCCGTGTGCTGGACAGCGATGTCTTCGATGCGGAGATTCGCTACGAGTACAAGAAGAACCTCATCTACATTGATGAGACCATGGAGCGTCGTGCTATGAACGACAGCTCCTGGCTCGACATGCGTGAGGACTCGGTCAACCGGTTCATGACCATGATGCAGGACGATGCCTTCGAGGGCACCGACTACCATGAGCTGTGGAACCAGGCCTACGGCAAGACCCTAGGTGCGCTGGACTGGGCACCACCGGAGCCCGCCCCGCTGATGCAGGGTGACAAGTTCAACCCCGACGCTTCCCAGATATTCGTCTCCCGTGTAGTCGATGGAGACACTTTAGACTTCACCTACGGTGGAGGCATCTTGGGTGGCAATGAGTACAACCGCCTACGTTTGCTGGGCTACAACGCAGCCGAGCTAGGCGGCGGTGGAGAGGGCGAACGAGACAAACTAAGGGACGCTGTGGCTGACGCTGTCAGCAACGGTATCCCTGTCAGTGTCGTTCGCGACCCCCGATTTGGTAACACCGACATGTTCGGACGCATGTACGGATGGCTTTACATCGGGGAAGAAGTATGGTATGATCCTAGTACTATGATTCCGAGGAGTAGATAATGGTCGCAGGCCTGAACATCATTGCGGACCTTCCACCACCGCCAGTGAGCGCTGATGAGGCAGAGGAAGAGACGTTTTACGAGGAGCAGTATCAGGTTGGCCCTGTACTGTCTGAGTTCGACTGGAGGAGTAAGCTCCGTTCGGACCTTGTCGGCAGTGTGGAGAAGTGGGCTGAAGCACTAGGTGTTAGTAAGTTCGCTCTTGATTCGCTGGTCCGTGACAACATGGACGGGGCCCTGAAGTACATCACTGAGAATGTGGTCATGCCGAACACCCGCAGCTCAGTTGATTTCGATGTTGACGAGGGCATTGGTAAGGTCACTAAGAACCCCTCCTGGAGTCCTGATAACGCGAAAGACTGGGAACAGATTTGGAACGCTGGGCTCCTGTACTTCTCTGCCCTCTCCGGTGTGGACCTTGCCAACATTGGCAAGAACTCCGGTAGGGGCAGCGGAAGTCGCGGCCCATCTGCTGCGGACATCCGCAACAGCTTCGACATCGAGCAGCTCACTGACGCAGTGCAGAACCTGTGGGGAGCCTACCTCCTCGAGGACACCAAGGACGCACGTAAGATCGCGAAGAACTACATCGACGCTATCGTGGCCTCGGGCGGCCAGAAGGAGATTGACTTCAAGACCTTCGTCCTGGGCCGCATGGAAGGCACCGCTCGCTGGGACCAGATTTATCAGAACAAGCCGGAGGGCCAGGACCCCCTGCAGTACATCGGCCCCTACGTCTCCATGACCAATAGCGTCATCGGCGGCGGTCAGGGCGACAAAGCGCTGTCGGGTAGCATTGCTGCTGGCGGCGCAGCCTTGGGGGCATCGCAGGATGCCTTCGCTCAGAGGCTGCAACGAACCGACGCACACACGTCCACCTCCGGTTTCATCAACGGAATCGAGGGCAAGGTACGGGGCGTTTCCAACGTCCTGAGGGGATAGCATGGTAGACACAAAAGCAAGCTCAATCAACTCAGAGACGAACGAACAAGTTCAGAACATTGTTGACTTCATAGCGAAGACGTGGCCAGACATTGATTTCTCCGGTCCAGGTGAGACAGCAGAGCAGAGAATCAACCGGTTCTCT